GAAGCCGCTCCCCACATAACTTTCCAATTGAATCTCTCATTGTTTGATGCTATCCAAGTACCGAGAGTTTGTACTGAATCATTTGCGATGACTGCGTATCCTGCGAAAAGGAATCCTACGGCCATCCATAGGGTGAGTGCGTCCATTATTATTTCTCCTCTGCTTGCCGCTTTGACCACGGCTCTCACATATTAAGACAGGGCTCGACGTTGCCCTGCTGGTAACATAATTGTTACAATTTTATTTAACAATATTTTTTGTGATTTGTCAAGAAAAGAATATTAAAGTTTTATTACACTTGTGGAGTTTCTTTACCGGCAGCATATTTTTCAAGATGCTTAACATATTCAACCATACTGTGATCTGAGAAACTATCTATTTTACCTTTCTTCAGACCCATCCAAATACCACGGAACTTATCTTTTACAAGTTGCCAGCCTGTAGGTTTACGTACATTGCCCCAAGCATTCAGATAATGTAATTCACCGTGATGTTTGTAACCCATAATTGCAAGAGGTACACCAGTTACTATATCATTATTGTTTTTCCAACGATGATGTGTTACACCCAAACTGTTTGAATATGTAGGCCATCCTACTCTTGGGGAGCCGTATGTGTAAAGTTCTTCTACAGGTTCTACATCTGGATACAAGTGACAGCGACTAGCCATAATAGTTGCCATTGCTGCTCCTAGACTGTGTCCGCAGAACCATATTTTCTTTTTGTCATTTACTTTGCGTATTAAATCTTCTAGTACCATAGGCCATAATTCATCTACTTCTTGTTTGAAGCCTCTATGTACTCTTGAAACTGTTTCAGCAATTACGGGCATTGCTTTCAAATCTGCTTTTATATCATTGAATTCTGTTGGCTCAGTACCTCTACACGCAATAACAAGATCGTGCTTGTTCATAAATCTATAAGTTTGTGCGCCATCTAAGTTGTAGAATTCAACTGTAGTGAAGCCCATTGATTTTGCTTTTTTAGTTGCTGCTTTTTCGTCTAGGTAAGCAATCTGTGCCAGTTTGGCAAAAAGAACAGAACGTTCTTTAAAAGACAATTTTGAAATCATTTGTTTTCGCTCCCGTAATTATTACGTATTTATGATTTACAGTGTATTTTCTCCTACCCAAGGACCAAAGTTTCTGCCCATTACAAGTATACAACCAACTGTTTCATCTAGCATTAAAACTATAGTGAAACTGCTAGAATCTGGGTTAACATAAGTTCTAATTTGTCCTTCAAATCTTCCAGGCGGTGCAGGAATAAGGATTGTACCTTCACCTATACTAAACGGTATTTCACTGTAATTGCCAACTATAGTATCTAAATTGTCGACATCTGTGCAGTTGATAAAAGATGGTAGCAGTCTGTAACTTGGCTCTACAGGTGTAGGCAAGTTTTCTTCTATTTTAGGTTCTGCTGCGGCGATCGACATTGTTAAGATCGTCCCGAGCAAAACTACTAGGACGTTTCTAAACATCTTGTTTCACCTCTCTACTAATATTTAGCAAAAAGTACTACTATTTCTCAGCCATTAAGGTTACAGCAGCATCATATGACTCTCTACTAATAAGACCTTCACGAAGTAGTTTCTCTCTATTTGCCAAGTGTTTCATAGCAATTTCTTCTTTGCTACCGCCAAAGTATGCTACAGCGTGACCTTCTTCAATTAGTATGTCTGTTAACATTTTATCACCAATTAGGAAATCGCCCAAGATACGTCCAAACTTGCCTTTCATATCTTCGCCATTACGTGCAATTTGTGTTTTTAAAACTACATCACCAGATAGCAATTGTGCCACTCTAGCCTTTGCTGCTTCGCCAAATAAATCTTCTACTTTATCTCTTGTGCGTGATTCAGGTGTATCAATACCCATAATTCTTACACGCTCATCTTTCATACAGATACCAAAGCCTAAATCGATATCTACATCTACTGTGTCGCCATCTACTACCTTAACGACAGTTGCTCTATATTCATACATTGTAATCGCTCCTTATGTATTTTAATCTTTCAGACCTTCACCTTTATCTTTATACGCCCATTCGTCAGTATGTCCAACACTCCACTTAGGATTGTTTTCAACTGTATAGTTTTGAGTGCATACTTTGAAGTCTGGTGTCTTCCTTTCTGCTGGTACTAAACTTTGATCTGTAAACACCACTCTGTTGTTTGGCTGTGCAGCAATCTGTCCATTATCTAATTTAATTACATTAAAAGATTTATGCTCTGGATCGTGTTCAGAGAAGTTTGTGTCTAGTGTGCTACTCTGTGCGTGACAGGTATCAAGTGTAAACATATACTCTCCTTTATGCATCTTGCGATCCTTACCAAAAAATTCACAGTCGCAAAGCAAAGGCTTTTTAATTACTGTGATATCATAATCAAAGCAGTCCCATATCTGTAGTGTGTCTAGTGGAAGTTGATTGTCTTTATCGTAATCTTCTTTCCAAACAAATGCCGATATAGGAAGTTTGTCGTACAACGCTCCGTACTCTAATAATAATGTTTCAAAGTATAATGCTTTTCCTTGTATGCTTCTAATACTAATCCACATACCTGGAGTAAGTTCACCGTGTCCCTTTTGATGATCATAAAGATATTCTTTCTTCACATACACTTCAACGGGTGGTAGGTTATGCACTAAAAAAGCCACATATACTCCTTGTTAATTATATGAGTATTTATTTAATTAACTGTTAAGCAGCGTACGGACGGCCTTCTTTTAAGCCACCTGAGTTAGTATTATCAACCAATGCTCCGTTATTGTCCGAAGGGTGATATCTAGTAGGGAGTTGTGTAGCATCTGCTGTAACGTCTGTATAACGCCCTGCTTCTACTACATTACGTGCTGTTCTATCTGCATTAGCAAGTGCAAGTTTCTGATCTTGTCTGGTTCTTTTCAATGCTTGTGTTGATATACCGTTTGCTGCCATTGTTCACTCTCCTTATATACGTATTTAGTTAAATACAGTTATGTTAAAAGCGTTAAAAAGATGGTGGAAAAGTTACGGTGAATGCGAGGAAGAACTAGCACGATTAGGAATATATTCATATACTAATGCATACGGACATCCTACCTATATACACACTAAAGAAGAAATTAGAAATGATAGACAAGAAACCCATAAACGATCTACTAAAAAGTCTAAAAGATAACGGTAGATATAGAGTATTTAATGACATAGTAAGAGAGCGAGGAGAATTTCCTAACTCTATCTGGTACGGTCCGTACAATATCAAAAACATAACAAATTGGTGTAGTAACGATTATTTAGGTATGGGCCAACATAAAGTTGTGATCGATGCTATGCATACCGCACTTGATCAAACAGGTAGTGGTTCCGGCGGTACAAGAAACATTGGTGGCACTAGTCATTATCACGTAGCATTAGAACACGAACTTGCTACACTACACAACAAAGCAAGAGCATTATTGTTTACTTCGGCGTATGTTGCTAATGAATGGAGTTTAATTTCATTACCAAAAATTATACCTAATCTTGTTTATATTTCTGATAGTAATAATCACGCTAGTATAATCGAAGGCATAAGAAACAGTAAAGCACCAAAGATGATTTGGAAGCATAACGACTTAGAGCATTTAGAAGAATTATGTTCAAGTGCTGTAATTGCAGGGCAAGTGCCTTGTATTGTATTTGAATCAGTGTATTCAATGGACGGTGATATTTCGCCTATGAAAGAAGTATGTGATATTGCAGACAAGTACAGAGCAATAACATATATTGATGAAGTTCACGCAGTAGGGCTCTACGGTGATCACGGCGGGGGCTGGACGGAGAAGTTAGGGCTACAATCCCGTGTTGATATAATCAACGGAACCCTTGGAAAAGCATTTGGTACGCAAGGAGGCTACATTGCGGCTGACGCTGAAGTAATTGATGCTATCCGTTCGGTCTCTTCCGGTTTTATTTTTACTACTTCTATGAGTCCTGTTATGTGTGCTGGAGCAATGGCTGCTGTCAAATATCTAAAAGAACATAACGAAGTTAGAGAGAAACATCAAGAACGTGCTAGAAAACTAAAACACAGATTAACCAAGAATGGTATTAAAGTAATGGAATGTAGCACTACACATATTGTTCCTGTGCTTGTTGGTGATGCGAAAAAATGTAAAATAATGAGCGATGACCTATTAAATGATCATAACATTTATGTACAACCAATTAACTATCCTACAGTTGCAGAAGGTACAGAACGTTTAAGATTTGCCCCTACTCCATATCATACAGATGGAATGATAGAAAATTTAATTATTGCCCTTCAGGCAGTTTTTGAGAAGAATTCGGACTAAGTTTAAAATCATCAGTATCCCAGTGAGGGGTACCTACTTCAAAAATAACACTATTAGGATGAACACACTCTAACTGATGTGGACTCATTTCAGATATGTCTACATTTCTACCTTCGTCAAGATCTACAACACGTTCTAGTCCTGTTTTTACATCAATAAATTTAAGTTTAAATTTGCCTGAATTCACAAACCAACTCTTACGTCTTTCTTTATGAATCCACATAGGCGTAGTTGCTCCTCGCTTTTCAAATACAAGTATCTTGCCGCAATAGTTTTTACTACTTGCCCATACTAGTTCATAACCCCAGTCGTGTTCTATTTTGCCTTGTGTTAAAAGTGTACTCACTTGATAATTCCTTCGACCCAATTTGTAGCACAATCATCTGCATAATGTTTACTGTGTCCTACAATAGGTCTGCTTTCGATTAGTTTACCGTTTTCAAACATATCAACAACATAATGAGATTCTTCTCTTACTTCAGCAGTCCTGTTGTTGAATAATACTTCTGTAACGTATTTTTTATTTCTTTTTTTAAGTCCGTTAAGTCCTTTAGTTGCCAATTTTCCCACCTTATTCCTCTCTATGGTCTTTTTTCAATTATTTCGTCGATAAGTCCGTAGTCTAATGCTTCTTTTGCACTCATAAACTTATCACGTTCCATATCTGCTGCAAGTTCATCAAACGTTTTACCTTTGCTGTTATGCTTTTCATAAATGGCAGTAAGTTCCTTTTTCATCTTAAGGATTTCTTCTACCTGAATTTGCATATCAGTTGCTTGTCCTCTAGCACCACCACTAGGTTGGTGAATCATATGCCTTGCATTAGGTAACATAAAACGTTTGCCTTCTGCTCCTGCTTGTGCTAAAAGTGAACCCATTGAACACGCTTGACCCATAACATAAGTTTTGATATCTGGCTTAACAAATTGCATTGTATCATAGATGCTCATACCAGCAGTTACTACACCGCCTGGACTATTAATAAACAGGTTAATATCTTTGCTTGAATCTTCTGATTCCAAAAACAATAACTGTGCTACGATTAGATTAGCCATCATATCCTCAACAGGTCCGTTAAGCATAATAATTCTATCTTTTAAAATTCTACTGTAAATGTCGTACGCTCTTTCGCCTTTCTGCGTACTTTCTACTACCATAGGTACCAATGCCATTTAATTTGTTCTCCTAGTTTATTTTGTTATTATAGTATGCATTTTACGATTTGTCAACAAGTGACTTGCTCCAATACTCATCATTGGTTAGCCAATCATAATAAATTTTAAATCCTTCTTCAACATCGACCTGTGGGTCAAAACCAAAATCTCTTCTGGCTGCTGTAATATCTAATGCACCCCTGCTAGGAAAGTCTTCATCTTTATCTCTAATAATAATTTCGCCTTGTCCTGCAAGTTGCACTGCATATTCTGCTGCTTCTAAAAGTGTAACGCTATGACTCTTTGTTATGTTATAAGTCTTATCTATTGTGCTGTCACTTATAATAGCATCTACTATTCCGTTGGCTGCGTCATCTACATATGTAAAGTCTAATGTTTCGTTTACACCATTAACGTGTAGTATTCCTCCACGCATTGCTGTTAGTAAGAACTTGCTTATCACTCTATCCTCTACATCATATGGACCGTATACTGCGCTTGGACGCACAATTGTATATCCAATTCCGTGTTTGGCATAATCTTTAATAAGCCATTCACCTGCAAGTTTCATAATAGCGTATTGGCCTTTTGGTTTGCATACAGCATCTTCGGTTACAAAGTCTTCAAAGTCTCCGTATACCATACTGCTTGATGTATACAATATTCTAGGCACATCATATTTCTTACAACATTCTAATATGTTTAAAAGTCCTGTACTCATCACTCTACTTGCAAGTACAGGGTCTGCATTTACAACCTTTTGTCTTGGAAAACTAGCAAGATGTATAATTGCATCTGGTTTGATTTGTGATATAACACGTTCTACTGCTTCTACGTTTGCTACATCGACATCATACACAAACACACCTGCAACCTTTTCACTGCGCTTCTGCAACAAATATGTAATTTCTGATACAGGCACAATGCCATAATTTGTTGAATTGTCTATAATAAACACTTCGTGACCTTTGTCCACAAGTTTACGTGTAACATTGTGTCCAATAAGTCCTAATCCGCCTGTAACAATAATCTTCATACTAATAATTACCCACCTAAAGCACTATTATAATACAAATGTGGTTGACTGTCAATACAAACGACTGTATTATGGTTAGAAATAAATAGTACTATGAGATGGTTTGAAATAAAAGAAATGGCTACAAGAGTAAGTGCAGAACCCGTTTTTGTTGACGATAAAGGCCTTGTTACTAAGGATCCAGAACAAGCAGCACGAACCTATGCGAGTAATGCTGATCTTGATAGACTAGCGCAACAGATTGATGCCATTATTAAAAAGGAATATCCTAAGAGCAAAGCAGAACGCAAAGGAACTAAGCCGCCTCACGTACGAGTTTTATATGCTCCTTATTCAGAAGTAGCAGACGAAATCAATCAGATGGACCAAATGTTAGATCCTACTGATCCTGTAGATAAAATGATCCTTGCAGATTTATCAGGCAAGGCGCAATTTATTAGAAAATTGTTTATATTGAAAGATGGAGACGAAGAAAGAGTTGCTCCTATAGTATTCAATCAAGATACAGAAAAGGAAGGTGAATCAGGCGGTGCTATCCTTGTTGCAGACAAACAGTTGACTCCTGATAGACTAGGGTTCGGTGGGCAAGAATTTCCAAATGCAGACGCACTTGCGTCAGCAACTATTTCTAAATTAGGATCGTACAAGGACGAAAAATTAAAGACAGCACTTATACAATTAGTCGAAGTTGCATTAGGTAAACGTGATAGTGTAGATGATGAACTTATGGCTTACATATCTGCAAACAAAACAAGTTTTAATAACCTATCAAAAGACTTCGGAGAAATACTAACACCTATTCAACTTGCTAAACAAGAAAGCCAAGCAATAAGTTTTCCAAGTGATAGTAACGAAGCAATGATAGATGTTACAGTAGGCAGTCAGCCTGTTGCAGTTAAAAGTTTATCTGGTAGCGGCAACGGTATGGATAGCATCGGAGATATGATTGATGCTTATCAAGAAACAATAGATGGCGAAACTGATGAAAGACGTAAAAAGTTATTCCAACTTGTAAACAGCCAGCGAACTAAAAAGTCAGGCGAAAGATTTACAGGCAAAGTAAATGATAATTTAATTTTTGGTGCATTTGCAGTGCCTACTAAAGAAGCAGAGGAGATACAACAATTACTTGGTGCGGCTCCTAAGAATTATACTGAACTTGTGAAAGCAATTCAAAACTATTATGATAACAACCTAGCAAACTTAGAAGGCCCTGAAGAACAATACAAGGCTTGGCTAGAAGCAATAAAACCTATTTCTATCGCAAGTGGATATGGTAAAGAATTAAAAAGCGGTAAGTTTAAAATACAACCGATTGGATTGCCTGCAGACTATGTTAACTACATTAACTTTGACGAAACAGATGGTGCTGCAAGGGAAAAGAAAAAAGAAGTTAGAACAGGGTATAATCTTTACAAAAAGGATTTTGTATCCGAGGCAAGTAAGAACATTGCATATCTGTTAGGAGTAAGTATGAACAGCCTTTACGGAAAAGGCGGCAAAGACTCAGAAGATATGGAAAAACTTATGACAGACATAATGCGCAACAAAGGTGCTTATGCAGCCAAAATTACAATCAACAAAGACGGTACACTTGATCTAATCAAAAAAGCATTCTCAGATCTGCATTTTGGGTTCCAATATCACGCAGCAACCAACGCTCCTAACCGAAATGCACCAGGATATCACATAATTTTCAAATAAAGTGGTTGACAAACGCCATAAGTTTTGCTATAATGTATATAATAATTAGGCAAACAGAAAGGCAACATTATGGGTTTAGAAACCAAATCACTCGATAGAATCAATCGTCAATTCCGTGAAATGAATGCAGTTGCTCCCAGTATGCACTGGCAGTACGGCACTCTATGGATAGATACTAACGATAAAGCAGATCTTAGAATTATAAAAGATGCTATGTTAGAGGACGTTTTGGATACAAAATTTACAGTACAATTTAATTTGCTCAAGGCTACGGAAACAGAACCGTGGGACCAGTGGGCAATGGATATTGTGGAGGCAGCATAATGAGGACACAACCACAGGACATTATCGCTAAACTAGAAGCCGACAATAGTCGCCTAGCAAAAGAACAAGTTGTTGAAGATGCAATGAATGAAGGACTTGATGAATTCTTTCAAGGCGTTGCTTGGACACTTGATAAGTTGCACACATTTGGTGTGAAACAAGTACCTGAAGCAACAGTTGACGGACAAGGACTTGCTTGGCAACCATTTACGGAACTAGCAGATAGTTTATATACTAGAAAACTTACTGGACACGCAGCCAAAGATGCTATTGAACTTGCAATGAGTGTTGCAACAATAGATCAATGGAACGGCTGGTATAGACGTATCCTTATAAAGGATCTACGTTGTGGCGTCAGTGAAAAGACAGTTAACAAAGTTGCAAAGAAACTTAAACTGGACAAGTATAAAGTTCCTGTTTTTGAGTGTATGTTAGCCCACGATAGTGCCAACCACGAGAAAAAGGTAAAAGGTAAAAAACTACTGGAGCCGAAACTAGACGGCGTCAGATGCATTACAGTAGTGGACTATGAAAGTAGAACCGTTACACAATATACTAGGAACGGTAAGGTACTGGAAAACTTCTCACATATTACAGAAGCATTAGAATATTATATGGATGAAATTGGTCGTTCGTATGTGCTTGATGGCGAAGTAGTAAGTGACAGTTTCCAGGACCTTATGAAACAAGTACACAGAAAGTCTAATGTAAAAGCACAAGATGCTAAACTTGCACTATTTGATATTATTCCATTAGTAGAATGGAAACAAGGTGAAAGTATACAAGGACAAAGACGTAGAAGCAAGATGCTTGAAACGTTTGCAAATATATTTTCTGACACAGGTTGTATTGAAATTGTTCCACAAACTGAAGTG